TAGGCACCCTCGTGGAACAGCAGGGTCGACACCCGGCCCGGGAACTCGAGCAGCGCACCGGCCGACTGGGCACCGAACGCGGGGCCGCCGGCACCGTTCGCGTCGTTGGTGCGGGCGTCGTCACGCTGGTAGATCGGCCGGATGTTCTCGACCGCGAGGTCCCGTTCGAGGATCCGGCGGGCTTCGACGCCGTCGCCGATCACGTCGTCGCCGGGCGCCTGCTTGAGCAGGTCGATGAACAGGAGCGTGATGAGCCAGTCGGGGATCACCGCGCGCAGCGGCGCGTCGGCGCCCATCCGGTGCCGGTACCGGTAGCCGCGTGCGGCGGTGAGGATGTGACCGACGTAGTCGCGGTAGGCGCCGAGCTCGACGGGGCCGGTCGTGACCGCGGTCGCGGCCGCCCGCATCTGCTCGAACACGAGCCGCTCCGCGAAGCGGGCGTGCGCTGCCCGGCCGAGGTCGATCGCCTGCCGCATCCCCTCGGGCCAGTACCGGTCGGCGAAGTTCCCGAACCGGAGCCGCAACGAGATCGCCTGGACCTGCACTTGCTGGGAGGTCGGGCAGGTCATCTCCTGGATCGTCTTGGTCGCGCCGCCTGCGTCGGCCGCGACGGTGATGAGGTCGACGGCACCGTTGGTGCTGTCGACGACGATGTCGGAGAGCTTGTAGGGGGTCATGAACTGGATGCCGCCCCGGTCGGCCAGGAAGCCGGGCAGCGCGGCACGCAGCGGCCGCTCGGCGACGGAGATCGTCTCGACGTCGTACGCAGTCGGCAGCGGGTTGCACAATCCGCCGGCCGCGGTGAGGGACGTCTGGTCGGGCACGAAGTAGCCGAGGCCGGCGGGGTCGACGACCCGGTCGATCACTTCGCTGTTGGCTCGCGGGCTGGCGGTGGCGGTGAGGTGCCGGTCGGCCGGATACATGTCGGACCAGTCGACGGTCGCGACACGCATCGACAGGTCGGGGCCCTGGTGGCGGCCGACGGACCGGACCCGGTCGATGACCATGGTGGCGACGTCGTCCCAGCCGATCTGGGCGCCGGCCGCGTAGCGGCCGCCGGCGAGGTCGGCGGCGGCTCGGATGACCGGGGGCCGCAGGCCGGGGCTGTTGGTCGGGGCGGACGGGGTCGGGGCGTTCTGGCGGAGCTGCGCGAGCGACACGCGCCGGACCGTCGGTGCCGGCGTGGCGGGGGCGGCGGCCGGGGCGGGGGCGGCGGCCGCGGCGATCGGTTCGGGCACGTCCGCCGCGTCGGCGGCGCCGTCGCTGTTCGCGTCGGAAGCGTCGTCGTCGCCCTCGGCCGTCTCGTCGCCCTCGGCCGTCTCGTCGCCGTCGGTGTTGTCGTCACTGTCGGTGCTGTCGTCGGCGGCACCGTCGGTCTCGTCGCCGCTGCTGTCGCTGACATGCACCCGCGACCGCAGCTCGGCGAGCGTCGCCTGCCGCTGCTCCGCCGCCGCGACCTGCTCGCCCGCGGTCTCGCGCACCTGATCGATCGCGTCCGCGAGCTGCCCGACCTGCTCGAGCGTCGCGTCGTCGACCTGCTCCTCACCGGCGAGCAGATCGAACGCGGCGACGAGATCGGTCTCGAGCTGCGCGAGGCCGTCGAGGTCGAGGTCCTGACGGGACGCGACCCGGGCGAGCAGGCCGGTCACGTCCGGCTCGGTCGAGCCGTCACCGCCCCGGATCAGCGGGAGCGGCCGGCCCGCGGCGAGCGCGGCACGGGCCTGGGCGGCGAAGGTGGGGCGGATCGTCGAACGCATGAGCACTGCCCTCCGGAAGATCGAACATCCACGCGGTGGTGGTGGCCGGTCCGGCGTCGGCAGAAGGCCGAGGCCCCAGAGCGGGGGCAGCGCACGTCCGAGATGTGATCGGGACGATACCAGTCCGTCCCGAATACAGGGTGGAACGTCCCTGTTACGGGATCAGCGGTGGACGCGGGCAGCGAGCGCCGCGACGACCTGCGGGCGCAACACGCGCAGCTGCTGCTCGACCCGCACGAGCCGCGCCAACACGGCCGGGTCGACCGGTCCGTACCGTGGCCGGCGTGGCGCCGGCGCCGCGACCAACGACCGCTGCACGAACCCGCCCGCCGCGGACGCGACCAGCCGGGCGTGCGGACGGGGGATCGGGAACCCCGGCACGTTCACCTGCAAGACGGCGACGAGCTCGAGGTAGCCGTTGACCTGCCGCCAGTCACCCGACGGCGCGGCCGCGCACAACGCCCGGATCTGCTCGTCGGTGAGGCCGGGCCGGACCGCACCCGCACACCAGATGCCGTGCGCGTCCTCACCGACCCGGACGTCGGCGGCGGCGGTGCCGGTGTGGTCGTAGTGGGCGAGCGTCGCCCGGAAGTCGAGCGTGTCATCGGCGTGGCCGGTCGCGAGCGTGATCTGCCCGACCGCGACGCGGCTGCCGTCCGCGCATTCGATCTCGCCGGTGTGGAAGTACGCGTAGCCGCTCGGTGAATGCGGCGCGGTGATGCACGCGGCCGGGTAGCCGGTGTGGCAGGTCCGCCAGTCGGCGATGTGCCCGTAGATCCGGCCTTCGGGCGTGACCGTCAGCGGGGTCGGGCCGTCGAGGCCCGGGTCGGTGAACCATTCGGCGGGCGGCCGGACCGGCCCGCCACCCGCGGCGATCAGCGCCGGCATCCCGTCGTCGACGACTGCCGGTTCCTCGGTGCGGGGAATGTCGGTGCCGTGCGTCGCCGCGACCCGTTCCGGTTCCGGCTCGTCGTCGAACCAGATCACGCACTGCTCGAACGCCGGGAACGGCGTGACCGTCGCGCCCATGATCGTCGCGTTCGCGTACCGGACGAGCACGTCGATCGGGAACCCGGACGTGTCGACCTCACGGACGTCGTAGACAACGTCGTCGGCGGACGCATCGACGGACACGCCGCGCAGCCCGCCCCGGATCTGCGCTTCGGCGTCCGCGCCGATCTGGCCGGCGACGAGCCGGCCACGGCCGATCCAGCGGGTCACGTCGCGCGGGTCGCGGTCGAGTTCGGTGATCGCGCCGACGAACCGGGCACCCGAATGGCCGCCGAACTCCGGGTTGGTGTCCTGGAGCATGAGCGGCAGCGGCAGCGGCCGGGCGGTGACCTGCCCGAGCTCGAACATGCGGCCGTCGGCGGTCTCGACCCCTTCGACCATCACGAACAGGCTGAACGGGGTGCCTTCCGGGTCGGCGAGCTGCGCCGCCTCGTCGGAGCCCTCCGCCGCGTAGAGCGCGGCCATGTGGTCCATCGCTTCCGTGCGGGTCTCGTGACAGCCCTCGTTGTGGCCGTCACCGTCCCGGATCACGCAGTAGTCGCCGTCGTCGTTCTGTTCGAGATGCCACGGCATCGGTCAGACCTCCCCGCGCAGACGGGCCTTGAAGATCGGGATCGCGTCACACAGACAGCCGACGTGATCGCCAGGGAAGAAGTAGGGGGTGGCCGGGAACGTCTCCGGGTTCGTGAGCAGCGGGTCGTCCCAGGCGGCGAACTCGAGGCCGTCGAGCACTTCGTGCGGTTCGAACGGCCGGGCCCGGGCTGCCGGGTCGCCGTAGGACCATCGGTACAGCGTGGTGTCGATCCCGAACTCGTCGGCGAGGGTGTGCAGGACGAGTTCACCGGCCGCGACGCCGCCGACGGGACGTTCGAGCAGCCCGACGGCTGCGTCGCCGATCGGGCGGGTTGCGCCACCCGCGCGGGCGAGGGACTCGCGGACGACGCCGGCCGGCACGAGCGACAGGGCGTCGAACTCGCCGGGCCCGTCGACGGTCGGACGCGGGTCGTAGAGCCGCTCACGGGCGACACCACGCAACGCGGCGGCGAGCAGCAGCCAGCCGGCGTCGATGTTCTCGTCGGTCTGGGCGTCGTAGCCGGCGAGGAACTCGTCGTCGAGCTCGGCCCGGACCTCGCGGATCGCGGCCCGCAACGCCTCGCGGGCGGTCCTGGACGTCGCGGCCCGGTAGCGGGCCTCGAGGTCGGCGAGCTCGTCGTCGAGCAGTTCCTCCTCGGTGAGGCCGAGCTGCGCGAGCCGGCCCGGCCCGAGGTAGGCGACGACGTCGATCGTGTCGAGCCCGGCGATCTCGCCCCGCAGCGCCCGCAGCTGCGGGTTGCCGTTGGTGTGGCGGCGGACCCGGGCGCCGGCCATTTCGATCGCGCGGCGGACCGCCGCGTCGGACCATTCGGTGATCCGCCGCCGGAGGCTGCGGTCCATCTCCGCGAGCCGCACCCCGAGCCGGTCGAGGCTGCCGGACGCCCGCAGCGCCGTCGCGGCCGACGCTGCCAATGGCCGGTCGTCACCGGCCGGTTCGGCCGGCGCGCCACGTTCACCCGCCGCCGGCCGGTCCCCTGGTGGGCCCTGCCCGGCCGGGTCGTCGTCGAACAGGGACGGTTGCCGGACGCGACGGCGACGTTCCCGCCGTTCGAGCTCGTCGTCGTCCGGGGCGTCCTCGTCGGACGCGCCACCCTTGCGGCGCAGGTACGCGTCCGACACGACCAGCCGGTCGTGCATCGCCTGCGCACGGTCGAACTCGTCGGTGTCGCCGATCAGATCGGACGGGTCGTGCCCGACGACCACCCCGGACGGGTCGAGTCCTTTCGCGAACAGGGCCGGCGCGAGAAACCAGGTCGAGATCGCCGAGGTGACGACCAGCACGAGCGGTTCGAGATGCGCCTTGAACGACTGCTCGTCGATCTGCCACGCGGTCCAGTGGTTCGCCTGCGCGAGCCCGAGCAGGATCTCGCGGGGCAGATCGAGCCCGATCGCGAGCGCTTCCCGCAGCTCGGCCCGCTGCCGCATCTCGACCTCGGTGACCGGCCGTTCGATCTTGATGTGCTCGATGAGGCTGCCGATGTCCTTCGTCCGCTGGCCCTTGACGATGAGCGGGACGAGCGCGGTCGCCGAGTCCGGATCGGAGATCGGTGTCATCATCGCGGTCATCAGGTCCTGGAGGAACGGGTCGTCCTCGCCCTGGTCGGATGCCTCACCGACCCGGCCGGGCAGCGTCAGCGACTCGTCGACGAACAGGATCCCGGCGTTGAGCCGCGACTGTCCTGACGCCCGCACCGCCCGCTTCAACAGCAGCAGTTCTTCGCAGTCGTCGAGCAGCGCCCGCATCGGCGCGTCGGCCCGCTGCCGGTACTTCGGGTGGCGGCGCCAGACCCGCATCACGAACGCGTCGGCAGGCAGCGGCCGGCCGGATGTGGCGGCATCGTCGTCGAAGATCTGGAACTGGCCGTCGACGACCCGCAGTTCCCGCGACGAGAACGCGTCCCATCGTTCCCCCGCCGGGATGTCCGGGTCGGGTTGGCCGACGAGCCAGGCTTCGCCGACGAGCGCGATGTTCGCGGCGAGCGCGCCGATCAGCGGCCCGTGGGTGGCATCGATCCCGCCGAGCCGGTCGAGTTCGACGCGGGCTTCGCGGGCGACCGGTTCGAGGCCGAGGGCCCGCTGGTCGGGGTCGTCGGGGTCGAGTGGGACCGGTCCGGAGAAGCTGTCGGGCCGCCAGGCGGGGAAGATCCGGACCCGCGAGCACATGTTCTGGACCCACATGTGGGCGAAGTGGATCTCGCCGAGCGTGTCGTAGTAGCCCCAGGCAGCGTCCTGCCACTGTTGGCGGTTCCGGGCGATCTGGTCGAGTCGGCGGCGGTCGCGTGGATCGATCCGTTCGGCGGCGGCGACGATGCTG